TTGTGTCGTACCTTTTTGACAGAATTTATCTCCAATAACAGGTGTTCTTTCCATTCTAACTCTAACATTATACATTTCATAACCATCAGAATTATAAATACCAGTATGTACACGATCAATAACACCGTTAACATTAGATTTAAAAATTTCTGAACTGTCTTTATAGACTTTATTATTATTACCAGTAGGTTGAATTGGTGAAACTTTACCAATCATAATATCACTATTTGTAATTTGTTCTTCTTCTGGTATAAATCCTTTTTCATTTAATTTAGAATAATTACCTTGTTTCATACCTGTTACTTTATTTGGATCAGGTTTTGTAAATATATCATCTTGTGATGTTGAAGGATTCTTAACTATTTCTGAATGATATTTTTTTAGACTATCTGCTCTAAATAATCCTCTATCAAGTGCTGATTTATTGAAGACAAGACTATCTTCTTGGTTGTACCCCGTATAACACATGATAGCTACAATAGTATTTTCACCATAAGGCATATCTAATGCATTATTATATTCCATTGCAGCAGTTTGTGCAAGTGGTAACTGTGGATGATATAAAACTTGTGATATATCCATTCTATCTTTATAATTAGTTAAGTATATACCAATACTTTGTTTTGCTTGTGAAAAATGTACAATACTCTTAGTTGCATAATCATGATTGATAAAAGCAATATTTGCAGCAGTTGTGCCAAATAATACCCAACCATGAAATTCACAATGAGTGTATTTTACCCATCTATAGTCACCATATCTGTTGATCTTTGTAGATTCGTCATATTTAATAAGTGTTTCTTTATTTTCTATAGTATCATTTAGTTTTTTACAATTTTCAGCAATAAGTATATGATTACAAGATTCAATATCTTCATATTCGATAATATTTTTATATTTTGATAATAATCTAACCCAACTTTTATTAATATCTTGTTTTAATACTTCTGAATGTATATCTTTAAGAATTTCTGGTGTTAGGTTTAATTTGTTTTCATTAACAATTAATAAAGGTCTAACTAAACGACCCCCATCAAAATAAAGTTTGATTTCTCTTGAATCATATTCCATTACAATTGAAACATGTTTATCAATTACTGTTTGTCTTCTTTTTTCTTTTAAATTTTCATAAAGTTTATTAGCACTTTTAATTGGAATAACTCCATACCAATCACCATTTAAAAATATTTTAATGTATTTGTTCATTTCTAAAGGATTAATATCATATGGATGTTTTACTTCTTTATTTTCATTTATTATAGTTTTTAATACTTTCTCTTGAAAATTATTTTGTGATGTAATACTTGCCATCATAGATAGACTTTTTACAATACCAATCTTCTGACCTTCTGGAGTTTCAACACAATTATGAGTAACGAATGAATTAGCAACAAAAGAATGATTATTGCTATATGTAGTAAAATCATAAACTGGTTCAATAGGAATTTCTTTAATATTTTCCACTAAAACTGAAAAATAAGTTAGATTTTTACTCATCATTATCAAAGTATCATTTATATTTAAATCTCTTAAATTTTTCCAAATATTACCATTTTCAGTTGATACTAGAAATGGATGATCACATGTTGCTTTTATTTTATAATTTTGTGATGCACTTAATTCATATAGTTTTTCAGGAATAAAGCTAAAATGATTATGAACTTTAGAAGCTATATAATCTAAGTCGATAGAACTTTGATCTACAGTAATAACTTCATCAACATCATCTACAATATCAGAAATTTTTTTATAAGTTTGATCTGATAATAATATAGCAGTATCCCCAGTTACACAGCATAAAAATTTGTATTGATTATTATTAATATGACGAATAGATGTAACACCTGCTGTTGAATCATTAAGTGATGGTGATAAAATTCTTCTAAGATAAGAAAATGATTGAATCATTGATAAACGTTGTAATGATTGTGCAACACCATTTTTAGATCTATTCATACCCCATACACCAGTTGCTAAAGCAGTCTTAATACCTTGTTCTATAGTTGTTGGTTTTAATTGAACTATAACATTCATAGGATCAACATCACTTGTATTTTTCTTTCTAAAAATTTTACCAATTTCACTCAACATCTTTTTCCAATTTTGTCTAAATAATTGTCCAAGTAAAACACCAGGTGTTTCAACACGTTTATTATTTAGGGCATCTCTATCATCTGGATCATTTCTATTTAGCATAACATTTAATAATTTATTTGCCATTAAACCTAATACTGATATTTTCTTAGGAATATCTTCACCTAGATGATGTAACAAATCTTGTCTAATAATTTTTTCAACAAACATTGTTTTTTGAATATTTGCTAATTCTTCATTTGTTTGACTAAATCTTCTAGATTTATTAATTTTAGTTATCAAATAATTAATTGCTTCTTCTTTTGTTTTAATTGGTATTCCATTTTCATCAGTACAATATGCTATTGATGCTCGTAATAAATTTATCATTTTAACATCCTCTAAATTGTATGTTATTCTTGAAATAATATCTTGATCAGTTTCTACACCTAATGCTCTTAATAATACAAATAAAGGTATATCTAGTAATTGAGAAGTTGAAACAATAATTACACCATCTTTTTTATTTTTCATTGTAACAATTTGTAAATTATCAGACCAATCATTTTTTCTTGAATTTATTTGTGCTGTATATATTAAACCATTTTCATAAGATGTATCTTTTTTAGTAAAAACTAAAATTTTATTATCAACCATTTTTTCAATAGACATTATAACTTTTTCAGCACCATTAACAATAAAATATCCTCCAGGATCATATTTACATTCACTTTTTAAATTTTTTTTTATTGTTGTATTACAATATTTTGATTTTACCATAATTGGAATATTTGCTACCGCAATATCATTTTCTGTATATGCTTCTATTATTTTTTTCTCACCTGTCAAAATATTAAATATTTCAACAACTTGTTTAACATCAATTATAACAGTTGCAAAATAATTTAAATGATTTTTTCTTGCATTCCATGGATATTTTATTTCATTATCATTTTCAAATGTTGCAGGTTTAATTCTAATATTTTCACATTTAAATCCATGATTATAAACAATATTTTCATTTATATTTTCATGAAAATTATTAACTTCACCTTTTAAACAATACGGAACAATTTCTTCAACAAACTGTTGATACGATGAAAACAAATGTTCATATAATATAGATGGTTGTTTGAAGTAAAGTTGTATTAATTTATTAATATCATTTTGAATATCACTACTATTGTCTGTCATATTATAAAGATATATGTATTAAAATTTATTAAATCAATTTTTTATATAATTTAATAAGTTTTATATTTTTTTTAATTTTTATGAGTTAAGTATTATTTGTACATGTTCTTTAATCATATAATTTATAAATGTTTTTTTTAATTGTGTAATGATTGCATCATTATAATTATTAATATAATTATCTATTTTAGGATCAATCATTAAAATCAAATTTTTATTTTTATTTAGTATTATTGTTGACACTAAGATTGAATTAAAAAATGTACTTATTTCAAATCTATTTAATACATTTTCCCATAAAAATAATAAAGTTAAATAATTTAATATCATTAATATTTTTATTATTTTTTTTTTATATAACTTCAGATAATTTTTTATTTTTAATTTCCTCTATTGCATATACTTTTATTTTTTTTTGTCCAAGATGTAAAACTTCAAATTCAATATTATCATTTTCATCTATATTTTCATTTTCAATAATAATTCTTAGGGGAACATCTATATTATATTTTAAAATTTTTTCAGTTATATTTTCATTATTCCATGAATTTTTTATCAAACAATTATTTATAACACTAAAAATAATTTTTGGTTTAGTTTCTTTTTGTGTATCATAAAAATAGATATCATCCATCAAATATAAATAATTTAATCCAAATTTATTTATTATAAAACTTAAACCAAAAATAGAGAGTAACTGAATACTCCATATTAATAAAGTATTTCTTATAATTTTATCATCTTTTTCAACTAGTATAATTTGTTTTGATTGATATTTGTAAATATCTCTAACTTTAATAAATATTTTATAAAAATAAGTTAACATTAATTTTAATGAAAACTAATATTTATTTATCTTTAAAAAGTATATTATTTAAAGATAATTTATGATATTAATAATATGGATGAAACAATTCAATTAGATAAATGGTCTTTATGGTATCATCATGAAAAAGACAACTGGAAAATTTCAGGTTATAAAAAAATATATGATATTTGTGATTCAACTGATTTTTGGAAACTACACAATAATTTTGATAAAATTAAAGGAATTAATTATAAACATTATTTTTTAATGAAAGATGGTATTGTTCCAATTTGGGAAGATGAACAAAATATAAATGGTGGGTGTTGGTCATTTAAAATTAATGAAGATACAACACAAAATTTATGGACTGATCTTGCTGTACATCTTGTATGTAATCAATTATTAAATGATAAAAATGATATTGTTGGTATTTCTTCTTGTTTAAAAAAAAATAATAATTCAGTTATTAAAATATGGAATAAAAATAGCAAAAATAGTAGTTTAAATAATATTAATAAAGATATTATAAAAAAATGGGGTACTGATATTATATATATTGCACATATGCCTGAAAACTAAAAAAAAATAAATAAGCTATTAAACAAAATAAAAAGATTTGAATTAAATTAATTATTTCGACTATCCATTTCTTATCTTTTTTATATGTCTTATCTATATATGGTATTTCATTTTGATCATCTAATTGATATATTTTGATTTTTTTACTAATTATATCCTGGCATGTTATTATATCACCATTAAATATACATGGGATTTCTTTTTCTGTTGAACACATTGAACCCATTAAAAGTCTTATTATTAAATTATAGAATTTGTTTTATTAAGAATCGCTTCTTTTGTTATATTTTTACTGCCAACTAATAAAAATAAACTATTTAAATAATTTATAAATAGATTATTAAACTCTTTTTTTATATCTAAAAATAAAACAACACGTGTGCTTTTTGTATCATTATTTACACAGTGTGCCATAAAATCATCAAATAATACATCTTTACCTTCTTTCCAATAATATTTTATATAATTAACTACAATATAACATTTTTCAGGATTTTCTTTATCTGTAATTAAACACAAATGATATCTTAATACACCATTATAGGGTCCATAATGATCTGATATTAATTTTCCTGCATCAATTGTACTAAACATTGCTAATGTACAACCAGGAATATTTTTAATTAAATTATATGTATTTGGAAATACTTTTATTAATTTTGTATATGAACCATATACTTTTAAAAATGCAACATACCATCCTTTTTCTCCTATATCAAAGTTCTTTTGATTATCATCAATATCTTTAAATCTTTTTAATTCATATTTTTTACAGTAATCTATATATTCATCTCTTATTATTTTCCAATTATTTCTCAAGTTAATACACCAATCTATATTTTTAGTATCATGATATGCTTTATTTTCACAATATTGATTATTTACATAATTAATATAATCTAATAAATCATAACCATCAATATTAGTTACATAATATATTAAAATAAAAATCATTAAAATTATTGTTACAATTACTTTATTCATTATAATATTATAATAAATAAAATTATTTTTAAAAATAACCAAACTTAGCTTTTTTAATATTTATCATCATTCTTAGAAGGTGATAATACTAGTTTTATTTCTCCCAAAGCGGCTATAGCATATTTAACAATTAATGGATAATCATTTTTAAGATATAATGTAACAGTATTTCCTAAGTTTGTACATTTAGTGAAAATTATTAAAAATCTAAGTTCAAATAATCCTTGAACAATTTCATCATAACAGGTGTGGTTAGTTTCAATTGTTAATCCGCCATTTGTTTCAGAAACTTCAAAATCAATTTGACCTAATTCACCATTACCAGAAAACATAACTTTATTACTGGTACAAATAATTTCCATTTTTTCAGTAGCAGAAAACATATCTTTACAGTATTTATGAAAATCTTGAGATGGTAAAGTAATACTATAAGGAAAATCAATTGGTTCAACTTCATATTTTTCTTCTTCTAAATCCATCAAATTTAATTTAAAGGTTTTCTTTTCTTTTCTTTCACTACTTTCTAGTATTATGATCATTTTATTAATATCATCACTATCAATAGCCCATGTCATTGTATCATAATTTGACATACATTTTAAACATTTTAATAAATTGCTTAAATTAATACCAACTGCAATTTTATTTTTATGATAATTAAAATTATAAATGTCAAATTTATCAGCATCAAGTCTAACATAAACTAAAATAGTCCCTGTTTTATTTATTTCTTTTATAATCAATCCACCTGTTTGTTTTGGACTATTATCATTATCAGATTCTATAATATTTGGATAAAAAACAAAATTAACATCAGTCAATAAAGAATTTAATGTATCTGTTAAAACTTTGATTGCAGCAGTTTGGGTAGTTTTTAACTCTAAAATTAGTACCATTATTATAATAATAATTAATTTAATATCTTTAAATTGATTTTAATTTAAATTTTTAATAAAAAAAATCTAGATTAATTATATAATGACCAATTCTTATGTCTTAGTAAATCCTTACATTAAAGGCGAATTTAAAAATACAATAAAAGCAGAAAATTCTACAATTGCTGCAAAAATATTTTACAAAAATTTGTCAGAGCACTTTAACAACGCAGTACCAAAATTTTATTTTACTATTCAAAAAGGAACATCTGGAAAAGGTAAATTTTATCATTTTCAAAGCAAAGAAAAAAGAAATAATGATGAAGTTAGTTTTACTATTAAACCATATAATATTTTAAATGAAAACATGGGTTCATTTAAAGAAAGATTAACTAAATTTAAAAATAAAATTCAAAAAGGTGGTAAACATAAAAAAACAAAAAAACATGATTCTTCTGATTCAGATTCAGATTCTTCTGATTCTGAAGACTACATTAAAAATATAAGTACATATACACCATTAGTTAATCAACCAATATATTATTGGTGGTATGATCCTTATGTTTATAAATTAGATTCAGTATTTATTCCTACATTTTATGCGTATGTTACTCCTTTAATTGAATATAGTATTGTATTAAATCCTTAAATTAGTTATATTGATTAATTCTTTAACAAAGTAATCAATTTCTATATCTTTTTTATTCATATTTTTAAGATATTCAAATCCTTCTCTTATTTTTGTGATATTTAATAATTCATAGACTTCATCTAAATTATTAAAATATAATGGATAATTAGGTCCTAAATATTCAATAGCACCTTCTAATTTTTTACAAATTATTGGTGTATTTCTTGCAATACACTCAATAATAGTATTATTTGCTGCTGTATCGAAAAAATCAACAAACACTATATTTTTTGATAGTAATTCATCATATTCTTGTGGTGTATTTGTATAATACATTCTTACATTCTTGTTTTCTACATTTAAATTTAAATATGAACATTCATTATTAAATAAAAAATTACATCTTTTAATATTACGGGTACCTGTTAACCATATTTTTTCATGACTTTCAACTTTTAATAGATATATACTAGTTACTTTTCTCATTTGTTGACCTATTTGAATCAACTTTTTATTTGTATTTTTTATGTAATTTTCAATATCAAAATATAATATGTCATTTAAATCAGTTGGATGTTTTAAAGTAAATATTTTAACATTTTTATTAATTTTTTTTATTTCATTATTTAAATAATTTGTTATGTAGGTTGATAAAGTAAATAAACAATAACAATTATCTAGTGATATAATAAATGATTGATTCTTAAATAATAAAGAAATATCAATTTTATTTAAATATGGTGGTGTAAATGGTGTACAATGTATAAAACCAGACCAAAGATTAAAAATTGGACCTCTATTTTCCCAAATAAAATGCCTTTCAATAATATCTAAAAAAATATTTGATGAATATTCATTAAAAAATTTAATTTCATGTAAAAATTTAATTATAGTATTCCATCCACCTCGATGTTCACTCTCAATAAATTTATTATAAAGTTTAAATGTTTTTAATGTTTGTGTACATATTCTTATTTTCCAATTATTATCACTTAACCAAAAATTATGTCCTCCGAAACTATTAATATTGAATATGCTCTCTGTTGAAAAATTACTTGCAATATCCCAATCAGCAACTTTTCCTATATTTGATTCTTGCATTATTTTTGAAAAATATACATCTTCTGGTGCAACTTTCATTCCTGTTGAATTTATATAATTCATTGTACTTGAATTTAATATAATTTTATTAATGTGTTTATTATTTATTACGTTTATCATACATTTTTTTGTTCTCAAACTAAATCCACCATTACCTACACAATTTGGTGTATCATTTTGTGTTTTATCCCAAGGAGCGCCAATATAATCCCAAATTAAAAAATCATTTATATTACTATTAAATATACATGAATCTTCTTGATATATTAATATTTTTTCACCACTAAATAAATTCCAAAAATCTACACTTGCTAAAAATAAACTATATGTTGATTGATTTAAGTTTTCATAATCAGTTTTTATTATTTTTATTTCTGGAGATATTTTAAGACATAAATTTGAAATAAATTCATAATTTAGTTTTCCACATACAACTGAAAAAGACCACTTAGAACCTAATTTTAAAATTGCATTACGAATTAAAAATTCTAAATGAGGAAAACATCTATATTCAATTAATACTGCTTCATTTTTTTGTCCTTTTTTAATTTCTGGTAAATCAATATATTTTATAAAATCTATACAACTCTCACATATTTGTCTAAATTCTTCTTTTGGATCAATATCTAATTCTTCTTTTGGATCAATATCTAATTCTTCTTTTGGATAAATATCTAATTCTTCTTTTGGATCAATATCTAATTTTTCTTTTTTATTTTTTATTTCATTTAAAAGTTTATAAATATATATTAATTCATTATCTTCTTCATTTATATCATCAAAAAAAACATATTAAATTTATCATCAAGTAAGTTATTAATTTCATCATTTGTTACTATATTTTTATTTCTTAATTCTCTCTTTACTTCTAAAATAAAATTTTTTAACATAAAATAAGAATTATCTTCTTCGCTATTTTGTTGATTATTAATAGTTGTTTTTAATAAATCAGTTTTTAATAAATCAGTTTTTAATGAATCAGTTTTTAATGAATCAGTTTTTAATAAATCAGTTTTTAATAAATCAGTTTTTAATAAATCAGTTTTTAATAAATCAGTTTTTAATAAATTAGTTTTTAATGAATTATTCTTTTTTTTAATACGTTGGTTGTAATTTTTCATAATATATAAACATATAAAATCTATTTTATTTATTTTTTTGATAAACGTAATATCTATTTAAGAAAGTAAAACTTTTACTTTCTTTGTCAGATCCTTTTAAATCACCATAATATTGTGCAACGTCTTTATAAAATTTATAGTTTTTCTTGTTTTCTTCATGTTCAATAACTTGTGTAAAGTATTGTTGATTTAAATAATATAAATTAGAGAATAAATCAGATTCAACAAGTCTACAACCTGCTTTTTTCATTGTATTTGTTAATAATTTTTCAGTTACAAGATATTCAGTACGATATTTATTTTCTTCCATAATCCAAGCCATATGAACATCAATTGCTAACCCAATATCATCTTTAATATCTCCTTCAAATTTTTTAATAACTTCAAAAAATTTTTTTCTATTACCATTATCATCTGTATAATAACTTGTAAATGTATTTTTATTTCCAAGTTTTTCAATTATTTGTTTTGCATCAAATAATGTTAAAATTATATATCCACCAATTTTTAAATAATTATTAATATTTTCAATAAGTGATGTAATAGATTCTTTACTATCAAATAAATAATGAATTGCAAATTGAGAACTAATAACATCAAACTTCTTATTTTTAAATGTTTTTTCTATAAGATCTTTATTTTCTTGTGTCATATTTTGAATTTTTGTTTCTTGTGCTTTTACATTTAAAGGTACAGAACTATCTGCTTGTATCCATGTGATTTTCCCAAAATCAGGAAATTTCTTTTTCATTTCATTATATCTTGATAAAGCACTATCAACTGGAGAATAAATACCATGAAAATCAGGATCAGTTCCAACATAATCACCTACACGTGCATGATACCATTTTAATAAATCCCCACCTTTACCACAGCCTAAATCTAATACACTTGATCTTCTTTTCTCTGAATTTTTATTTTCAAATAATGGACTACAATAGGTATAAATTATTATTGATTTTATCCAATTATGATATCCTCTCATTTTTTTAGCTAAATTATTTGTTACTTGATAATAAATATCTTGTTGTCTTTCTGAACTAATAATTGAACTATTTAGTCTTGATGCTAATATTTTTTGTTGTTGAGGATAAGTTTCAGGATTTGCTAACTTTTTAATTTCTTCAATTGTTATAGCTTCTTTAATTGATTTCCATGTTTTAATTGCAATATCTTTAAAATTACCATATTTTTTTTGTTGTGTCATAACAAATTCTGTTTTATCCCATCTTGTTCTTAAAATTATCCATCTATATTGATGTGGAATATTTAAATCATTATTATATATTAATTCTACAACAGTACTATCTTGAACATAATTACCATCAATATCTCTAACTTCATTTTTAATCAAAGGTAAAAATATTTCATGATTATTCTCTTCTTTTAAAAATGGAACTGGTACTTCTTTATTACCAATAGTATCACCTACAAATATATTTACAACACGATAAATCTGTTTTGTTTGATTTGTATTAGTTGTGTTATCAAATACTTCAAGATAACCTCCTGTTTCAGTATTTCTTTGAAAAGTAATATAAACATCAATTGAATTTGTACTAGGTGGCTTATATTTGTAAATAGGTAATTTTTGTTCTCTTTTATCACGTGTATATTTTTGTTCTAAACCAGTAAATATAATTCCATCAAGTTTGTACGGACAATTATTTTTAGAATTAGTACAATAACTATATAATAAATCTGAAAATGAAAACACTTCAGAATTATTTCCACCATTTGGACATAAAAATATTTTTGGATAAAATACTATTTCATTTTCTTTAGCTTTTTTAATTGTATTATTAAGTTGAATAAAAAATTCATTAATTTGATTTTCATAAAACTTTTCTTGTTTTTTCAAATCAAAGTTATTATCATATAATTTTATTTCATATATTTCATTTAAACTTTTACAGACATCAACTACTTTATCTATTCTATTTTTTAATATAACTTCATTACGCATATCTATATTATTATGAAATAAACAATCAAAAGCCATAAAAAGATATTTCTTTGATTCGTGAAAAAATATCATTTCTCCTTCTAAAATTGTATTGTTTATTTTTGAAGTATAATTAGTTTTTATAACATTAAAATTATTTGATATTAAATATATTTCTTTTTGAAAAATAAATAACTGATATTTTTCTCCGTCTGCCTTATCGGTTACACTATATTTATTTGGTATTTTATCAACAATATGTTGAACTTCAACAGATATTGGTTGCATAGAATATAAACCATTCATAGAATCAGTTTGATACACTAATTTTTTATATGCATCTTGAATAATATTTTGTTCTTCTTTGGTTAAAATATTGTTTGTACCTTCTAAAACTTTTTTGATATTATTTATTTCTTTTTCAATAATTTTTAACATTTTATCATTTTTACCTTTTATATTTTTTTTCATAAAATATTCTATTTCTAATTCATAATTTTTTTGTGCAGTATTTATTTCATTAACATTTGATGTTGTTTGTACTGTTGTTAAATCAACAGATATTTTTTCATTTGTATTATTAATTATTGATAAACTTAATCTATTTTTATATCTAAAACATATTTTTGAAGTATTATTTAATCCAGAATTTAAAATATTTCTCATATCGTTTTCTGTTAATGTTTCTTCAGTGGATTTTCTAATGCGAATATCAAATGCATTAATATCATATATCATTTTTGGATCTTTTATCTTTTTAATAAATTTATAATTAGTATTTTCTGTAAATTCACTTTGTGATAATAAAATAGAAAATATTACATGATTTGATCGTTGATGAACTAAATTTAAAAATGTATTTATTGTATCAATACCATTTATAGAAATTCTATAATTTTTATTTGGTTCAAATTCATAAATTATATCCAAAATCACTTCATGATTCAATAACAAATTTTGTTCTTCACTTTTTATTTTAATATATTTTAGTACGTTCATAAATTTAATTATTGATAATTTATTATCAGTTTTATAGTTATTAAACATAACTTCAAATTCATCGTTTTCTTTTACTTTATTGAATAGATTTTCAATTTGAGATATTTGTTCTGTAGTTAACATTACCATATATATTACGTCGTCCTTAAATAGGTATATATTTTACAATTTTTTTTAAATATAGTTAAAAAACTATATTTAAAAAATTGAAATAATAACATTTTTAAATTAAGTTTGCTAATTATGCTAGCTGATTTACTATATATTTGGATTGAAGATGTAGAACTTAAAGAGTTTTATAAAGAAGCAGTAAAAAAACATAATTCACAAAATTTAGAATTTCCAAATGCAGGATTTGATCTATTTTCTCCAGAAAATTTACAAACTATTAACAATAGTACATTTTGTTTGGATACAAAGATTGTTTGTTCAATGACTAATCAACAAAATGAATATCTAAGTTACTATTTATTTCCACGATCAAGTATTATCAAAACTCCTCTTAGACTTTCAAATAGTGTTGGTATTATTGATTCGGGTTATAGAGGTAATATCAAGGCAGTATTTGATGTCAAATCAGATTATAATATTGAAAAATATTCAAGATTAGTTCAAATTTGTTCACCCACATTAAAGAAAATTAATGTTATAATTGTTGAAAATATTGAAGATTTAGGTATTACTGAACGTGGAACTGGAGGATTTGGTTCTACTGGAAAATAAAAAATTTATTTAAAATTAAATGTTACGTTTAAAATTTATTATTTTATAATCATTTAATAATGGAAGATTATTATAAAATTCTTAATATTGAATATAACGCATCAAAACAAGAAATTATTGATAGTTATGATAAATTAATGATTAATTTTAAAATTCAACCTTTTATTAGTGAAAACGATAAAACACAGATTAAATTAATAAAGAAAGCACATTTTGTTTTAACTAATGATGAATATAAAAAAACATATGATACTAGTTTAGCTTTTAAAAAAAAACAAGAACAACCAATAAGTTTTCAACCTATTCATACAATTAATAATAAAAAATCTGGTTTTAATAATTCATATATTGCTGATAGAATTTTTAGTATGAATTGTGGTAATAATAATACATGTAATATAGAAAAAAGCGAATTATTAAGACCTAAAAATGTTGGATTGTCATCTGATCTTAAACCAGAAATTGATACACCATTAGATTTTACTAATCAAATAAAAAATGAAATTTTACCTTTTGATTGTAATGATATAACCAATAATTTTTAGACACACGCAAAATATTAAAGTCGTATTATGTAAAATTAATTTATTGTTAAATATAATAATGGATTTTGTTATACCGTTACATAATGATAATATTTTATTAAGAAGTACAATTGAAGGTATAGTTGAATTATATAATCCAAATAATATTTATATTATATTACCAATAAAATATATAAATAATATTAAAAATAAAATAAATAATTGGTTAATAAATTATACAAATATAATTTTAATTGATGAAGAAACCTTTTTTATAAAAAATTATAATATGCATATTAATGATATTATAAAATCATATAAATTTATTGATGAAAAATCACGAGAATTTGGATGGTGGTATCAACAATTAATAAAACTAGGAGCTGTTCATCAAATTGAAAATATTTCTAATCCTTTTGTAGTTTGGGATTCTGATTTAATTCCCTTTGATAAATGGATACTGAATGAAAATTTTTTATTTGCTATTTTACAAGATAAACCAAGAAATGAATTTAATAAATCTGAATATAATAGATCAATAAATTATTTATTAAATTTAGATGCAGAAGAACCATCTGAAGGAACATTTGTACCACACCATTATTTGTTTTATCATGAAATAATAAAACATTATTTAAAATATATATTAGAAAATAAAAAATATAATAATTGGATAGAATGTATTATTTCTTTATCACAAAATTATTATAGATTTAGTGAATATAAATCATTGACAACATTTATAAATAAATTTTATAGTGATAAATTAAAATATCATAAGTATGATACATATGGTAAAAATGGGAAGAGATTTAGAGAAAATAAAGAAATTATTGAAATTATTAAACAACTATGTAATATTGAAAATAATACAATATCATATAATGAAATAAAAAAAATAAAATTATATTTTGATAATATTAGTTATTTACAAGTTGAACATCTTTTATCTAATTGATTGTATATGAATTATTGTTCTAAATATTTAGATTTAGTTGCTGGAGCTAATCAGAATAATACACAAATTTTAAATAAATATCTCATAACAGTCTTCTTGAAGAAGCAACTAAACATGAATATGCTAGTAATTATCCAGTATTAATTAATACCAAAAATTTAAAAGACTTATTTCTAAATAGAGCAGATTATAATGATATAATAAATTTGATCCAATAAACAATATATTTAAAGATTAATATATTTAATATAATATATGTATGTACTATTTTTTTGTAGTTTTTTATTAGTTAAATCATATTATTTTACTGTTCATCCATTAGAAAAAAGAATAGCATATGTTTTTGGAATAAAAAAAATTCATTATTTAGATACACGAACATTAAATGATTTAGAAGAATTATTTCAATATTACCCACTATTAATTTTTAAAGGATTAGATAATAATATATCACCAACTAATTTTATTGATTTTGTTAAAAATTTTGATAGAAATCATGATACTGAAGCATTAACAAATCCTGAATTATATCAACATCAAATGTTACAACTATTTGATCAATTTCCAGATTGTAAACATGTAGCGCCAAGAGGTAATATTGAATTATCAAATTTTCATCATATTAAAAATATAAAAATAAAACCATATGATCCATTTATAAATAATTATTTATGGCATACTGATATTTTAGGTCATGAGTATAAACTTCCAAATGTTGTTACTGGATTTTATATAATTGATCAACCTTTAATTGGCGGTGATACTGATTTTATTTCTGGAGAAACTATTTATGAAAAATTAAATGTTGAAGAACAAAATGCATGTCAAAATATTTTGATTAAAATAAATAGAAGAAAATTTATTACAAATAGTTTACAAATTGATTATGCTGGAGTTAATAGATTAGAAGATTTTGAAGAGAGATATGATGGAAATACATGTTTACCTTTAGTATATGCACCTGATAATATTGATAATATATATGAAAAACCTAGAATACTTATTATGCCAACATTTTTAGAAAATGTTGTTGGTTGGAGTATTAAAGATTCTAGAGAATGGATTAAAAATTTTATGAATAATAAAGTTTTACCACATCGTATTAGTATTCAATGGAAAAAAGGGGATTTAGCTGTTTTTAATAATCGTAGATTTATTCATTCTAGTACACCAGCTAGAAATTATTTAGATAATGGAGATAGTTCTAAGAGATTATTATTACAAACATTTATACCAACAAATAAACCATTATTAGCATATAGACCATCTCCAAATAATGTTTATGCTTGTTATAATGTTGGTTGGATAAAAGATCAAGAAATTTCAATTATATCTGCACATAATAACATTAAATTTGCGAATGATATTATAACAAAAAATAATGAAACAGTTAATGATGATAATATTTATTCATTATATAAAAAAAATAATACTTCTTAGCTATTTTCTAATACTTCTTAGCTATTTTCTAATACTTCTTAGCAATTTTCTAATACTTCTTATCTATTTTCTAATACTTCTTATCTATTTTCTAATACTTCTTATCTATTTTCTAATACTTCTTATCTATTTTCTAATACTTCTTATCTATTTTCTAATACTTCTTATCTATTTTCTAATACTTCTTAGCTATTAATAATAAAACTCAAGTGTGGATATTCTTCTTCTAACAATTTTGCAATACAATTTAAACGTCTTTCTATAGGATTAATTCCTTTTGTTTTTCTTGATCTTATTTGTATTTTTTTTTCTATTGATAATGCTTGTCTTTTTTCAAGACCCATTATTGTTCCATATACTATCCATTCCCCTTCTTGTTTTTTATTTGTTGTGTATTTTGCTCCACCAACTAATTCACCATTATGTTGTCTTATTCTTCTTTTTAAATTATTAGTTATACCAACATAAGTGCAATTATTTATTGTATTTTTTAACAAATATATTAAATAATTATTTTCTTCCATTAATAATATTAATATTTAGTTTTCTAAATATTAATATATATATATATATATATATATATATAATCAAAATAAATTACCATTCAATCAAACAGGGAGAATTAATGATTTGACAAATAATCAAAGATGGAAAACTAATCAAAATGAATTACCACCCGATCAAACATGGAAAACTAATCAAAATGAATTACCATTCAATCAAACAGGGAGAATTAATGATTTGACAAATAATCAAAGATGGGACTTTGATAATAGTGAAAAAAAAAAAA